ATATTTTTAAAAGAAGGAGGCCTGCTTGTGTCAAGATGTTCTAAACTGGAAAGTGGTTTTCAAGATCGACTTGTTGAAAATCTTAAAGACTTATTTCCGGGATGTATGGTTTTTAAAATGGATCAAATTCAGGGAATTCCAGACTTGCTTATTTTATATAAAAATAAGTGGGCTTCCCTAGAATGTAAAAAGCGCGCTGGTGCTAAGAAGCAGCCAAATCAAGAATATTATGTCGGGCGTATGGATGAGATGTCATTTTCAAGATTTATATGTCCGGAGAATAAGGAGGAGGTATTGCATGAACTTCAACAAGCATTTAAATCTTGAGGGACAACATGCGTTTCTTGGTGCTAGTAAATATCATTGGATTAATTACGATGATACTAAACTAATTGAAGCATATTCGAAATTTACAGCAGCACAAAGAGGTACGATGTTACACGACTTTGCAGCTCAATGCATTAGACTTGGACAAAAATTACCGAAGTCAAGAAAAACCTTAAACATGTATGTGAATGATGCAATCGGTTTTAGAATGACAGTTGAACAACCTTTATTCTATTCCGAGAACTGTTTTGGAACAGCTGATGCAATTTGTTTTCGAAATAATTTGTTAAGGATTCACGACTATAAATCAGGCGTTATCCCCGCACGAATGGAACAGCTTGAAATATATGCTGCTCTTTTTTGTTTAGAATACAGAATTAAACCTTCGGATATTGACATAGAATTGAGAATTTATCAGTCTGATGAAATCTTACATCACAAACCTACAGCAGAGGATATTGTTCCAATCATGGACAAGATTATTACTTTTGATAAACTGATAACAAAAATTAGAGCAGAGGAGGGTTAAAGCATGAATCCCATTGCGGAAGATATTTTAAAACATTATGGTATGCCGAGACGTTCTGGACGTTATCCTTGGGGTTCAGGCGATAACCCTTATCAACATAGTGGTGATTTTCTGAGTCGTGTGAATGAGTTGAAGAAATCAGGGATGAGTGAAAAAGAAGTAGCAAATTCCATGGGTTTAACAACCAGTCAGCTTAGAACTCAAGTTGGGTTAGCAAAAGATGAAAGAAGGTCTGTAGACGTCGCTACTGCTAAGGGTCTGAGAGAAAAAGGATACAGCCTTAATCAGATTGCCGAAAAAATGGGTTATAAAAACGACTCGTCGATTCGCTCCCTTCTTAACGAAGATGCTGAAGCTCGCATGAATCAGGCTAGGAAGACCGCCGACTTCCTTAAAAAACAAGTTGATGAAAAAGGAATGATCGACGTTGGTGTTGGTGTAGAGCGTGAATTAGGAATCTCTAAAGAAAAGATGAAACAGGCTCTTTATATTTTGGAGATGGAAGGTTACGAGGTTTATGGTGGAGGAGTTCCTCAAGTAACTAATCCCGGAAAGCAAACCAACATCCAAGTCCTATGCCCTCCTGGAACTGAACATCGAGAGATTTATGATTTTGGAAACGTTCATTCTCTAAGAGAATACGTCTCTCACGATGGTGGCGATACTTTCGACACCTTTGTTTATCCGAAGAGTATGGATTCTAATCGTATTAAGATTCGTTATGCGGAAGAAGGCGGGATCGACAAAGACGGCGTAGTCGAGATTCGAAGAGGAGTAGACGATCTTTCTTTAGGAGAATCCCATTATGCACAAGTTCGTATTCTAGTGGACAACAATAAATACATAAAAGGAATGGCTATATACTCTGACGATATGCCAGATGGAGTTGACATTGTTTTCAATACCAATAAGAAACAAGGAACTCCCAAAGGAGACGTATTAAAAAATATCACAAATGATCCTGATAACCCTTTCGGTTCTCTAATTAAAGCAGGAGGTCAAAGTTATTACATCGACAAGGATGGAAAACGTCAACTATCACTCATTAATAAGAGAGCTGAAGAAGGAGACTGGAATGAATGGAGAGATCATCTTCCCTCTCAGTTTCTTTCCAAACAGAGTATAACTCTGATTAAAAAACAACTTAATTTAGCATCGGCTGATAAACAAGCAGAATTTGACGAGATTATGTCCCTTACAAACCCTACCGTAAAAAAAGCTTTGTTAAAATCGTTTTCAGATGATTGTGATTCGGCAGCTATTCATCTACAGGCAGCGGCTTTACCAAGACAAAAGTATCAGGTAATATTACCTATTACGTCTATGAAAGATAATGAAGTATATGCTCCTAACTATAAAAATGGCGAACAAGTAGCACTTGTACGATTTCCTCATGGTGGAACGTTTGAGATTCCAATCCTAACCGTTAACAATAAGCAAGCAGAAGCTCGTCGAATTTTAGGAAATACTCCAGCAGATGCTATTGGTATTAACAGTAAAGTAGCTGAACGATTGTCTGGAGCAGACTTTGACGGTGATACGGTTATGGTCATCCCTACCGGCGGTAAAGTTAAAATCACATCCACGCCTCCTCTGAAAGGTCTTGAGGGATTTGACCCAAAACTAGAGTATGGTGGTAAAAAAGAAGGAACTTTTAAAGTAATGAAAAACACCCAGACAGAAATGGGTAAAGTTTCAAATTTAATTACGGATATGACTTTAAAAGGTGCAACCCAAGATGAAATAGCAAGAGCTGTTCGTCATAGCATGGTTGTTATTGATGCCGAAAAGCATAAACTTGATTATAAACAGAGTGAAATCGACAATGGTATCGCGTCTCTTAAGAAAAAATATCAAGGTACCTATGACGAAGAGGGCCGATACAGTGAAGGAGCAGCCACTCTAATATCAAGAGCAAAATCGGAAACTTCTGTCTTAAAGAGAAAAGGTAGTCCAATCATCGATAAGGAAACCGGTAAACAGACTTATAAAGAGGTCTATGAGGAG